ATGTCTAATACTTTTCTAACTTCTCTCCGTGAGAAGCGCGAATCAAAGACATCTCTAATTCAGGCAACTTTAGATCGTGCGGCAGAAGAAGCACGCGATCTATCCGAAGTTGAGTTGGCTAATGTAGAAGCCCTTAACCTAGAGATTAAAAAGTTGGATGAGCGAATTGAGCAGATGTCCGATATTGAAATACGCAATCAAAAAGCCGCTGATCTAGCCGCTAAAGTTGATGCAAACATTGAGCCAAAGAAAGAGGCACGCGCCGGTGGCTTTATTGTTACCAGTGAGCAACTAACTTACTCAGAGAGATCAAGCAATGATTTCTTAACTGATGCACTAAAAGCACAATTTAAAACAGATGGTGAAGCTAGTGCGCGTATCGCACGCCATCAACAGGAAATGGCAATTGAGAAGCGTGCAGTTGGTACATCCAACTTTGCAGGCTTAGTAGTACCACAATACCTAGTTGATCTATATGCACCATTAGCACGCGCCGGCCGCCCATTCGCGGATGCCGCACGCAAGCACCAATTACCAACTCAGGGTATGTCAGTAGTTATCTCTAAGATCAATACTGGTACAACCACTGCATATCAAACATCACAGAACACAGCCGCAGTATCACAAGATATTGCAGACAACACCCTTACTGTAAATGTAAATACAATTGCAGGCCAACAATCAGTATCTAAGCAAGCATTATTACGCGGATACAACATTGAGGGAATTGTTCTAGGTGATTTGATTCGTGATTATCACACTAAGTTGGATAACTCACTTCTAAATGGATCAGGATCAAACGGACAACCATTAGGTCTATTAAATATGACCACTGGAGTTCTAGTAACTTACACAGCTACAACCGGTACAGTTGCAGGTCTATATCCAAAGATTGCTGATGCGATTCAACAGATTCAGAGCAATATCTATGTAAATCCAAATGCAGTAATCATGCACCCACGCCGTCTAGGATTCCTATTAGCCGGTGTTGATAGTTCAAATAGGCCGTTGATTGTGCCACAGGCATACAACCCTATGAACGCAATGGGTACAGGTAATGGCACACCTACTTATGGTAACTCAGGTTACTCAATTCTAGGATTGCCAATTATTGTGGATGCAAATATCTCAACAGCGCAAGGTGCAAGCACAAATCAAGACACAATATTTGTGGTTGATTTGAATGAAACCCATCTTTGGGAAGAAGCCGCCGCACCAACTTATGTTACATTTGAAGAGCCATCAGGCAAGGTTGCAATCAATATTGTTCTATTCGGTATGTCAGCATTTACCGCAGAGCGTTATCCAAAAGCAATCGCACAAATTAACGGAACAGGTTTAGCAACACCAAGTTTCTAAACCAATAAGTTTCCAGGCCGCTACCCTTCCAGTGGCCTGGATTCTAACTATGATCGGTATTTAATGAATGGAGTTTGTCTAATGTCCCAGGGCAGTACAGGATTTGGATACCGATCATGGCTATAACAAATGGATATGCAACATTAACTCAAATCAAAAGCTACATGTCTATATCAGATAATACTGATAATGACTTGCTAGAAGATTTGATTGAATCAGCATCACGCTCAATTGATCGGATTGCTAACAGAAGATTTTATTTAGATGCAACTGCATCAGCGCGGCTTTATCGCGCCTATTCAGATATATTTGTTTATGTAGATGACATTGGTACTACATCAAGTTTGGTTGTACAAACCGATTCAAACGGCAATGGTACATACGCAAAAACTTTAACTTTAAATCAAGATTATATTCTAGACCCATTAACATCACCATCTTTAGGCCGGCCATATACTCAATTAACAATGGTATCTAATACTGAAACCTGGCCAATATTTCCAGGGCTAACACAAAATGGATTGCGCCCAGGTGTGCAAGTAACTGCAAGATGGGGCTGGCCGTCAGTACCGGATGATATAAATATGGCCTGTTTAATTCTTACCGCTGATCTATATAAGCGTAAAGATGCACCGGGTGGCATATTAGGATTAGGTGATTTAGGCGTGGTTAGAATGTCGCCAATTGGCAGGGATGTAACTGCAATGGTTAGAGCTTACAAAAAAGAAGTGGTTGCATGAATCCCAGCACAGTTAGAACTAACCTTAAAACTGCCCTAAGCACAATAACCGGTATGCGTGTATTTGACTATGTGCCGGATTCTACAAACATCCCAACTAATAACGCTTTTGCAATAGTTGGTCAATTATCAATGAATTATGATTTTACATTGAACAGAGGATTTGATTCTGCAAGTTGTCAGATCATTGTTGTAGTTGGCAGAATGAGTGAAAAAGATGGGCAATCAAGATTGGATGGGCTACTAGCTTCATCCGGTTCTACTTCAATTAAAGCCGCTGTTGAAGTTGATAAAACTTTAGGCGGTGCTGTTCAAACGCTCAGGGTTGTGTCTGCAAGCCCTGGCACAATTACATCCGCTAATATTGACTACCTAAGTTATCAATATGCGGTTGAATTGATAGGTTAGTAACGAAAGGAAAAATATGGCCATATTTATGGGTAACAAAGTTGCCGTGATTGTTGGTACAACTACCATTACTGATCATGTCAGCACTGTAAGCCTAGCACGCGAAATTGATCAAGTAGAGATCACTGCAATGAATGATAATGTACAGAATATGATCGGTGGGATTGAACGCCCAACGCTTAATCTTGAACTGTACAATGATTTTGCATCAGCATCAGTGAACGCACTATTTGAAGATGCGCTAGGTACTAAACTGAATATCAAGTTGATACCAGTATCAGGTACAGTAACAGCTACAAATCCAAGTTATACAATGTCATGCCTTATCTCATCATGGACACCTGTAAATGGTGCTGTTGATGCGGTAGCAAGCGTATCTGTATCACTGCCGGTAACTGCATTAACAAAATCAACAAGCGCGTAATAAGAAAAGGGTGGGACAATGCACAAAATTGAAATTGTTAAAAAAGATGGTAAGAAAGTAACCTATGAGCTTACGCCATCCGCAAAGGTGGCGTTTGAATCCGAATTTAAAACCGGGTGGCGTAAGCGATTAGGCGAACTACAAATGGAATCAGATCTATGGTGGTTTGCCTGGAGATTAGAAAAAGATGCCGGTAAAACCGAACTTCTTTTTGGAGATGATTACATCAATCAATATTTAGATGTTGATTTGGTTTACGATTCAAAAAATGGATAGACCGGCACGGGTCAATTTATGAAGTCGCTTCCGTGTCGGTGGCAACAGGCATTAGCCCTAAAGATTTATTAGAGGTTGATCCAGCGATTTATTCAGCAATTAAAGCCATCTTGCAAGAAAAATATTACAACAACAAGAAGGCAACAGTTAGGCGGAAGTAATGATTAAACCAAGATACGCAGAACTTCCTGGCCGTACTAGATCATTGGCGGCTGTGCCATCAATCTATGTTGAAAATTTAACTGAACTTCTTGAAAAAATGAAGAAGGTAGATCCTGATTTACAAAAAGAATTTAGAAGGGAATTAAGCAAGGCTGTTAAGCCTGTTGCAAAATTAGCGCAAAGTTTTGTACCACATTCACCATTCCCAGGATGGCGTGATGTTGAGCCTAATTATCCACCACAATGGGGTTGGGCTAATGATCAAGTACACCGGGGTAGAACTATTGGTCAAGATAAAAGAAGCCGTTGGAAATGGTCGCAAACAGAAGTTATACGCGGCATAAGAGTGAGTACAGCTAAAAGTAAAGTACAAAGAATTAAAGGTGTTACATTTGGTGTAACTGCAATAGCGGTGATAAATAAATCTGTACCAGGTATAATTTATGAGTTGGCAGGTTTTGGATCATCAAGATCAAGGGGAAGAACTAGGCGTGTAAGCCGTAACCCAAATGCTAGTGAATCATTTATTGGTAAATTGCAAGGTACTGCCAATAGCGGTGCTTACAAAGAAAAAAGATTGATTTATAGGGCATCACAACAATTAGGTGGCCAAGTAAATGATAATCTATACGGAGTATTAAAAAAATATCTAGGCAGAGAATTTAGAGGTTAATCATGGCACTAAGTCAATATGTTGC